CTTCTGAAATTTTTAAATGAACTATACATGGTCCCCATGTAAATACACCATATGATATTTCTTGTTTTTTATCTGTCATTCTAAATTCATTGCCTCTCTATATTGTTGTAGATTTACTACCTTTCCATCAAATACATGATCGGGTGAGTAATGATCTATTAGTTGTTCTACTTTATGTAATTTTACTTGTACGTATGGCCATATTAAACGACATACATAATACGCTTCTCTAAAAGTACATCGCCAACGCCACTGGGTTTTATATTTTTTTCCAGCTTTGTTTAAACCTTTTACATTTCTTTTAATTACACTACCAACTTGTAGTGTTTCATGCACCCAACGAATTACTGCTTCGTCAGTCATTGCTATCTCCATGCTAATGCGCATAGAGTTAGACATTCTATGTCCTTCTCCTTTATGTTTCTTTTTCTTTTCCCAGCCTTTTTTACATTGAAGACTTCCTTCGCCATCAAATAAACCAGCTAGATATGCTATATCACTTTCTCTCATGTGTTATTATCCATTTTAAAGTTGATGTAGCAGGGTCGTATCCCTGAAAGTCGGTATGCTTGCAGCTACTTAGCAGGATTATAATTCCAATAAGTATCACTATCTTCATGTTTAATTTCTCCTGTAGATTCACATATCCAACATTGATGAACATTAATTTCTCCATCTTCTTCATCCTTTGTCTTAATAAAGCCATTACCTTTGCAATTATAACAAATGGCTATCATTTTTTATCCTTTATCTTACCATTAAGTTTTTTTGCTTTTTCATTTGCTAAACATTCTACAGTCTTGCTGATTGAAAGTTTTGCATCGGGCAATAAAACTTTAGACAATGATATTAATGTATTGTATGTTTCTTTTGTTAACGAAACATTTCTATATTTAGTTATATCAGTCATTGTGTCCTTTCATATATTTCTGAGCAATATATAGGATCAATAGGAGATTTGTCAAGATGAAATTTATATTAAGTATGATTATGTGCACAAGTGTCTATAATATGTGCATAGATCCAATACCCTTACCTAAAAAATATAATAGTCATTATGAATGTATGATCGCGGGCTATGAAGAGTCTATTAAAAAAGCTAAAGAGATTGGTCCAGTTGAAGTTAATAAGTATAAAACAATTATTAAGTTTATGTGTATCCCAGAGAACACTATTTGACAATGTGTCCAAATTGTGATAGAGGATTAAATCTTCTCACCACAATAACCTATCGTTTTGATTCCCTCTTTACGATGGGTTTTCAATTCATTCACAAATAAATCCTTGGACTGTTCCCCTTCCATCATTAAGGTACCAGCCACTTGTAAGGTCATTATTATCTTTGTAAGTAGCTATTGCTTCTCTATGGTCGTCTGCAAACATTAGACATTCGTGAACGTCCACTGGTTTTGTAAACTCTAGTGTTTCTTTTATCAGTGTTCCATCGAACAGTAGTATTAATATTATTAATGTCTTTGCCATGTGCAAACTCCTTAATCAATTTATACCATAACTCTTTATACTTAGGATCTTTTGTTTTTTTCCACAGTATTGCTACTTCGTCTATCTTCTTTGTCTTCACCTGTTTTTTTACCCCATGTTATTATACGATCTAAATTATGAGTTTTCATCTTAATAATAGGGCCATAAGGCTTCCATGCCTGCGCTACTAAATTAAGTTCAATTACTAAATTAGACCATTGTTTAGAAGTTATATTACTTACTTTTAAGTTTATACTTTTTTCTTTCATACTGTATATATAG